ATTAGTATGAACTGTTTTTCTTTCTTCTTCTGTTAATTTTCTCCAATCAAATTCAACACCATTTAATTTAGATAATTTAGCTAATGGAGATGTAATGTTTTTAATATTTTCTTTTAATCTTCTATCTGATGATGCAAATGCTATAATATCACCAGTTGCTTTAATTTCACCATCTGAAACCGTAGTACTTCTAGTACCAACATAAAAACCAACATTATCAACAGTAACTCTAGCAGATGTACTTCTAAGACCAGTAGTATTAC